GAAAGTTAGCAAACTGTGAGAGTCGTAATCCAGAAGAATGTGAGGTCTTTATCGTGGAGGGAGATTCTGCGGGTGGTTCTGCAAAGACGGCAAGAAACCGCCGTACACAGGCTATCCTTCCAATTCGTGGAAAGATTCTTAACGTAGAGAAGGCTTCTATGGATAAAGTCCTTGCAAATGCAGAGATTAAGACGATGATTCATACTTTTGGCTGTGGATTTTCAGAAGGTTACGGCAACGATTTTGACATTTCCAAGTTAAAATATAATAAAATCGTAATCATGACGGATGCCGATGTCGATGGAGCCCATATTGCAACATTGTTGCTGACATTTTTCTATCGCTTTATGCCAGATCTCATTCATCAGGGACACGTTTACCTGGCAACACCACCGCTTTATAAAGCGATTCCTAAGCGAGGCAAGGAAGAATATCTTTATGATGACAGAGCGTTGGAGAACTATCGTAAGAACCATAAGAGTAACTTTACTTTACAGCGATTTAAAGGTCTTGGTGAGATGGATGCCGAGCAGCTTTGGGAGACAACACTGAATCCAGAAACCCGTATTTTAAAGCAGGTCGAGATTGAAGATGGAAGATTGGCTTCAGAAGTGACTTCTATGCTGATGGGAAGCGAAGTTCCACCAAGAAGAGCATTTATTCATGCACACGCGCAGGATGCGGATTTAGATTTATAAAATAGGAATAATAATTTTAGAAAATTTTAGAATAATGTAATAATTAAAGAAAGGTAAAAGGTGAAAGATATGAAAACTATTGAGTTATTAAACAAAGCTGTTGAACTTGGTTTTGACAGAGAAAAGGCTCTTGCAGATATAGACGCTAGTCTTGATGTAAAGGAGATTTAACATGCGAATAAATGTTCGAAAAATAATTGACATGTGGAACAATAAGAATTACACTAGTGAAGAAAGGAGCAAAGACTTTAACGCAATACTTAAATATTACGACAGAATAATTAATTATACAGATTTAGGAATATTAACAATAAATATACATACAACAGTGTCTGATGAATGTGAAGATATTCTACAAGATATGAGAGAGGTATTTGGATGAATACAATAGCATTTATATTAATAGTAGCGATATTATTTATATATAGAAGAATTGAAGAAATTTCTAAATAGCCGAAACGCTGGAACATCCAGCGTCATACAAGGACGGCATCCTTGTATCTGATGAGTGGAACAGATAAAGTAAACCACATTGGCAAGCCAAGAAATTAGAAAGGAGTGATTAATATTAAACTAAAAAACATTGTTTCTATAACAACAGGAACAATTGTAAGTCTATTAATTAACTTAATAGGCAAACCAACAGACGATTTAATTATATTAATAGTTTTAATGATTATTGATTTAATCGTCGGTTTTTTGATTTCTGCGATATGGCAGAAAAGCAATAAAACAGACAGCGGCAAACTGTCAAGCACTGTTATGTTTAAAGGAATTACTAAGAAATTCTTTATGCTGGTAATAGTTGTAATTGCTTTTCAATTGGACAAATTGCTTGTAATGAATGTAATTAGACATATAGTCATAATTTCATTTATAGTAGAAGAAATTCTTTCTATTGCTGAAAACATAGCAATTACGGGTATTAAGATACCTAGTATAGTTACCAAGGCGTTAGACGTTTTGGAGAAAGAGGTAAAAAATGGATTTTCCAATAGTGACAAGTAGATACGACTATGTAAACGTGTTCTTTAACAATCTTGCACCTCTAGTAGTAAACGAGTATATTAGACGAAAAGGGCAGAAACGTTTATATCCGAGTACAGTTCTTGCAATGGCTGCTCTTGAAAGTGGGTACAATCTAAAAGCAGAAACATTATTCGGTATTAAAGGAAATGGAAAAATTCTTGATACAACAGAATATATTGACGGAGAGTATGTAAATGTTAAGGATAGTTTTAAGTCATATTCATCTTTAGCCGCAAGTGTACAGGGATTATATGACTTAATGCAGTGTGATAATTATGATAGAGCGACATCTTGCACTGACTATGAAGAAGAATGTAGAATGGTTCAGGCTTGCGGCTATGCTACTGACCCTGAATATTCTGATAAGTTAATAAACATTGTGAATACTTATCAATTAACTATGTTTAATTACATAGACGAAGAGACAGAAGAACCAGAAGAACCATCAGAAGAGCCTTTTATATACACTGTACAGGCTGGTGATACATTATGGGGGATTGTAAGAAATTATTACAATCTTGATAATGATATAGATATCTATGATAAGGTTCAAGAAGTTGTTGAAAACAATAACATAGAAGACGCTAACATGATTTATCCTAATCAGGAAATTAAATTATATTAAGAAGAAAGGAGTTAACAATGGTATTATCGAAAGAAGATTTTAAGAAAAAGATTGATACTCTTGAGATTTCAGATGATAAAAAGATTGAAATATTAGAGGACATTGAAGATAGCTGGACAGAAGACGTGAACGAAGAGTATAAAGCAAGATACGAAGCTGAAAAGAAAGAAATGGAAGCAAGTATTGCAAGCCTTGAAGCAGAAGCAGCAGAACTTAAAGCTAAGTATAAAGAAAGATTTTTCAACACTGAAACTGTTGAGAATAAAGACGATATTTCAGAAGATATCGAAGAAAAAAAAATTATTGATGTAAAGGAGATTTAATATGCCAAGTAGAGCACCAAAAAACAATGTGTTAGCAGTTAACACAAATGCCGAATTATTAAGTTACATTATTAATCAGAACCCTATTTTATCAGCGGAGATTGACCTACCTGTTCAGGGGGAAAGTATAGCCCCGATAGGCAAACTGATTATGGATAATCAGCGCTATAGAAATGCTTTTATCAATACTGTTAATACTATCGGTTTAACTGTAATTAAGCGTAACCGCTGGAAAAATCCTTGGGATTTCACACTTAGAGGTACACTTAGCCGTGGACAGACAGTAAGAGAGATTATTCTCGATTTATGCAAAGTTCATAATTACAATAAGAATTTTGAAAACAAGACAGCATTTTTAACAACAGAAGTTCCGAATGTTATGCAGTACTTGCACAACATTAACTTTCAGGTGTACTATCAGACAACAACCTCTGATGAACAGTTGGCTATGGCATTTGAGACAGAGGGCGGACTTTTATCATTTATTGAAGAAGCTGTTTCTATGCTTTGGGAAAGCAAGACATATGACGAGTATATTATTGACAAGTACCAGCTATGCCGTAGAATTTTAGACGGTACAATGACATCTGTAGAAATTACAGAGTATAATACTAAGACAGCGAGAGAACGTGTGTCTGATATGAAATCTATTTCTAATAAGATGACATTCAGAAGCCCTAATTACAACCCAGCTGCAATCAGACGTTCAACTTCATTTGACGACCAGATTTTTATTCTGAATACAGATTTTGAAGCTGATATGTCAACAGAAGTTCTCGCTACTTCTTTCTTTAGAGATGATGCAGATTTCAAGGCAAGAGCAGTTCTTGCGGACGGTTTTAATACACACGACACTGACAGATTAGTCCAGGTTCTTGGTAAGCAGTACGTGCCATTTACTACAGAAGAAATTGCACAGCTTGCTAATATTCCAGCTGTTATCGTATCACGTGAGTGGTTTATGGACTACTACTATGGAATGGATACAACAAGTGTAGGAAAGACAACAGAGTTTTATAATCCTACGACATTAGAGAATAATCACTTTTTGCATATCTGGGGAATTAAGTCAACAAGTCCGTTTGAAAATGCAGTCGTATTTACTGCGGGAGTAGCACCAGCAGTTACAAGTGTAACAGTAGCACCGAACGAAAGTAGCATATCTGCTGGACTTCCTCTACAATTATCAGCAACAGTAGTGACTAGTGGATTTGCTAACAAGGCTGTTACATGGGCTATTACTAAGGGAGCACAGGAAGTAAAAGCAACTATTAATGAAAATGGACTTTTAAAGATTGCTTCCGACTATGTTATAGGCGAAGAAGTGCCACAGATAGAAGTTACAGCAACTTCTATTTACGATAACACTAAGATAGGAACAGCAAGCGTTACAGTTCTTTAAATGTTTCACGTGAAACATAATATTAAGGCAGTATAAATATACTGCCTTTTTTTTAAAAAATGAAAGGAGTAAAAAAATGGCAAAAACACGCATAAATACACAGCTTTCTAATCTTGCCACATTGAACATGCACCGTCGAGAGATGTTTAATTTGACACAGAACCGTATACAGTACACCGGGCTATCTAAGTATATAGATATCGCATATGTCAACAAAGTTCTTTTTCGTAATGGAGTTGTCGCTAGCTTTGTAGATGAAATACTAGGACATTTAATATTGCCATTTCAGAATATAGGCACATTGGACGTGTACGGTCGTCCAACCTCTATACAATGCTACGGCATGAATGGATATAGGTCTAAAATTCTAAAACCTAATGAGTATGTTCTACTTTATGACACTACAGGCAGATATCCACTAATCTACGATATAGAACAGTATGCACAGCGTATTGCGTTAGCAGATAGAACAATGGATATTAACATATCACAGCAGAAAACACCGAGACTATTTAAAACGTCAAACGAAAATAAAATGACTGTACAGAACATTATTAATAATGTAGACGCTTGCGAGAATACAGTACTCGCCTTTGACGGTAATTACTTAAATAATTTTGAGAGTGTTCTCGCCCCAGCACCGTATGTAACCGATAAATTAATGGAATATAAGAAGCAGATATATTCAGAGTTTCTTAATCATATCGGTATTTGCAATTTGAACATACATAAAAAAGAGCGTTTGATTACAGATGAAGTTTCATTTTCTCAAGGCGGTACTATTGCTGGAAGATATGCAACAGCAGAACCTCGAATAAAGTGGAAAGAAGAACTTGACGAGAAGTTTAACATTAAAGTAGATTTTAACTTTTATGACGGCTTACCTGTTAATTTGAAGACTGATGAAAGGAGTTCTGAATATGATTTATCCGATATGGCAACAGGGGAATAATTTACCGCCCACGTTATATAGTATAATGCAATCGTTAGTTAATTATGACACTGACGAACCAAGCAAGATTAAGGACATGTGGCAGAAAGCAAGAGAATATATTTTCAATTTTGATTATGTTCTAACAAATAATGTTTCACATGAAACGTTCGAACATAACATATTAAACCATTATCTTATGCGACGTATCAATTATGATACTGTCACACTTTTTCAGACTATGCTTGAAAATAAATTAGCTGAAATACTTCCTAAGTATAACATGTTATGGGATAGTTTAGACGGCTGGGATATCTTTAAAAGTGGTACAACAACAAGAGAATATACAGATAATACAACAACGTCTAATAGTGGTAATAATACTGTTAATGGTTCTATTACTGGAGAGAATACAGGAACATCAAATACAATTAATAATACAGGATATTCAGATACACCGCAAAGCAATATTAACGATATTGATAGTAATGAGTATTTAACCGAATATACGCACAATGAAGCAGATAACACAATAACTAACAACACAAGCACAACAACTTCTAACAATACATCTAGTACAAACAGTGGTAAAAGTGATAAAACAATTAAAGAAGTAGTCACACGAACAGCAGATAACGAGATGGATTTACTTATTAAGTTTCAGGCAGAATATAATAACATCTGGACAATGCTATATCGTGATTTGGATTGCTTGTTTTATGGTTTAGTATAAGAAAGAGAGGTTTAACAATGGCAGACATTAATAACAACTATACAGATATGAAAAATCTAACACCTTTTAAATTATGCGTTTTACAGAATTTCCCTTTCATTGAAGCAGATTTTGACGCAGTAACAAATTATCAGCTTCTTTGTAAAGTTGTCGAATATCTTAACAAGGTTATAGCTAACAACAACACACAGAATGATAATATTAGTTTGTTAGAACAGAATTTTATTACATTATACAACTATGTAAATAACTATTTTAGCAATCTTGATGTTCAGGAAGAGATTAACAAAAAAATTGATGATTTAATTTTATCAGGTGAATTTAATATTTTTGTTTCTGGAATATATACACCTGAAATGTTCGGAGCGAAAGGTGACGGAGTGACAGATGATACAGAAGCAATTCAGAAAGCATTAGCATTTAATAATGTTAATATATCTAAGAACTACATTATTACAGAAAATCTTGTTTTACACTCTAATTTAAAAGTTTTTGGTGGTGGTACTATAACTAAAAAAGTAGAATTTAATGATAGTTACTTAAATCATTCTATTTTTTCTTGTACTGATTCTAATAATATAGATATTAATAATATCGTTTTAATGTCTAATTCATTGGCTATTAGTGTACATGGTTGTTCAAATGTTAATATCACTAATTTAATTATTAATAGTGAAAAATATTCAATTTTAATAAGTGATAGTGAAAAAAACGAAAGTAATGGTATTACTATCTCTAATATAAAATTAGAAAATGATGTAACTATTATTTCAAGTGACGGAATACACATAGACGGAGGTTGTTCTAACATATATGTAACTAATGTATCAGGAACTACAGGTGATGATTTTATAGCGTTAAACGCTATAGAGGGCATTAGAAAAACTATAAAGAATGTCATAATTGATAATATTAAATGTTCTGGCCATGCTGGCGTTCGACTCTATGGGCAGTTAAATTGTGTTATAGAAAATGTTAGTATTAATAATTCATATATTAATAGTAATAATGGTATCAGATTAACTAATATTGTTGGATTTACAGAAATAAATCTTAATGCTCCAACATTTAACAACATTGTATTTAACAATTGTATTGTTAATAGTTCGATAAGAAATGTTTTTATTTCTTATATTAATGGTTCGGTTACTTTTAATAATTGTACTTTTGTTACAACAGCTAACCCTAATGTCGGCTTTTTTAACTCTTCTATTAATTTATTATTAACATTTAATAGCTGCCTTTTTAATACTAATAGTACAGCTTTTATACAGGACTGTATTGTTGGAACTCCGCCAGAAAATTGTAACACATACGGTAATATAGCACTTAATAATTGCGATATTAAAAAAGTATTTTTATGTTTTGGAACTAATAAAAAAACTATTAATATTAACAATTGTGACATAGATACATATTTAATAACACGGACGAACCCTGATATGATAGATTTAAGTATTAAAGATTGTCGTATTAATATAACACCTTTTAGCGGAGCAAGTAAAGGTATTTATACTATTAAAGATAGTATATTAAATGCTGAATATCTACTTAATAACATTGAAACTAGTCAGGATACAGTTTTAGATATTAGCAATATTATTGTTAATAATAATAAAAAAGATACGTTTTGTTTATTTAAAAATGGCACGTCTGAAAACATTATAAGAAATATGGAGGGTGCGTATCAGCTTAGCACATCAGCACAGAACGAGGGAATTTTATTTAAAAGATATGACAAAAATGGATTCGCTGGTTTCTTTGTTTATAAAAACGGAGCTTGGGTAGAACTTTAAAAAAAAGGTGGGTATATCCCACCTTTTTTTTTATGTTTTCACGTGAAATATTAATACGTTCCTATGCTATCATGCGAATGATACAATGTAACTCCTTTTCTAAACACTCCGTTAATAATATTCATGTCTGCCGCTGGAACGTCACCGAAACCAATAACAGAATCAGATGATATCTTAACATAATTATTAGTACGACCATAGAAATTAGCTTCTTTTAATTTGTTAGTCGCATATCCGTACTTGTCAAAAAAATCATCTATTATTTTAGCATATTCTCTTCTAATAGACATAACCTGTATAATAAAACCGAACGAACCCTCTGCGATAGCAAGACCATTTCCACTCTGTGAACCATGCACCTTGCTACTCTGATTTCTTGCTATTGCTACATCATTTGCGACAGAAACAACACTTTCACCCAAACCGATAGTACCACTTGCAATCATTGCCGCATTGCCACTAGTTCCACCAGCTACAATCTGCCCTATGTTTCCAACCGTTTTTACAGCAAAACCTAGCCCCTCTGATACTTTACTATTAGCAAGCCATTGTTTATAAGCGTCACCAGTCCAAGCCACTTCTATATCTGTATTAATAAAGACTGCTTTTGTGTAATCATCTTCTACACCACCATAATTTTTAGGATATGCTTTAAACTGACTTGTAGGGAATAATGTACCTTTTAATATTATTGCTCCATCATTAAATAATTCAAAGTGTAGGTCGATTGTATCTCCGTCTGTTGTCGATATTCTTAAATATTTGTATGGAAATGTTAATAATTTATTGTTTCTTGGTGTGTATCCGTCTACATCTGTATTATCAGGTACTTGCATACTTCCACTCCAGGCACTAGTAGCCGTTATAGCGTCTCCTAATAATTTAGGATACTGGAACATTCTAACAATCCTATTCTCTACACCATTTTCAATGTAAGGCTTTACTAATGCCATTATAGAAGAAGTATCCGTACATGGTATACCCATAACAGCGTGTAACCCACTAACAACTCCGTTATAAACCGATATGTCTGAATACGTTGGACTTGCTTCATCACTTCCACCAGTTACCAACATTCCCCAGTACATTGTGCTATTACCTGTGTCACCCAACTTAAATATACCAGTATTAGTACATACATAATCTGCCCCAAGCTGAACAGGTTCTGGCTGTGTATTATTACCTATACTGTCATCTGTCGGATGCTCTCTTTCTACCATGCAAGTTGTTCTTGTCCAGTTATCCCACCAAGTAGAGAAGTAGTCTATCGTGTATTCAATCTCTGTACATCTGTCACTTTTATATACAACATTATCAAGCCAAGCAAAAAACCACTTATTATCGTAGTCTGGATTTTGGAATGCCATGTAATTAGAATATAAACACTGGCTATAAGTAAAAGGTGTGCTAATTCTTCCATTTTTTTTTATAAAAGAAAAATCATTAGCACTTGTAATATAATGTGCGTCACTTCTTAATACTTCCAGCAGCTCGTCTGATGATAAAGTTAAACAATTATTGTATGACTTATCTAATTTAATTCCTTTACTTAAAATAATATTACTATTTCTCATATTAATTCTCCTTATTCATATACTTAATATCGTATGCGTCTATTATAATGTTTCGTGCAATATAATATTCTTGCTCTTTATTAATCTTGTCTATCACTTCATTTCTAACACATAAATCATTCATTAAATCTTTTATTAATTTCCATTCATAAGATTTCAATAATCATCATCTCCTTATAGTAAAATCAATGCACTGTTTAAAATCAGTACCACACAAATCAGTAGAATAAAATATATTACTTTCATTAAAAGTTTTTATTATTAAATCTCTAATTTTAGCGTCAATTCTGAAATCCATATTATATATATCCTTAGAATATAGTGGATTTTCTGATATAGAACCAAACACAAGTGTATTTTTTTTAATAGGTGTGTTTTTAGGGCATATAAACCATATTAATTCATCTTTCTTGTTATATAGTGTTCCTAAGAACATAAAAGATTGATAGTGAAAAACAACTCTCAAAACTACCTTATATGTTTTAATACTGGTACTTAAATGAGGTTGTGGTGTACTCATCCACGAACCACCGCTTATCATACTCTCACTACTGCCAATTGCAAATGATTTTTGATTTGTTTGTCTACAATATTCAATTGCCAGTTTAATCGTGTTATTTGAATTGGCTATGTTTTTAGTTATAATGTCACCTTGCCGCATTTTTTGTATTGTAGTTTGTAAATCCCACGCTGGAAGATAAGGACATACCCTTGATATCGTATTACCTACCAACCACAACTTAACAGCTCCTCGCTTTCTGTCCACTGTATCATAGAATATCATTAACTTTTCAGGCTCTCTTGCTATATACATAGTACGGCTCATAAACTCTTCAAAAATGATATTATCAACGTCTAAGAAAGAAACAGATGAATAATTCTGTTCTTGCGATAATGCAATTGCATAGCCTATCTTATCGCCTTTAATTGTCTTGAACTTTTCACTGTCAAATCTAGCAAAGTATATACCACCTCGCCAGTAAGTTATACAATTATATACTCCTTTAGTTAGTTTCTCTACGTCTACGTCATTAAAATATTGCTCGATTTTATCAGTCTTGATTTCATCTTTCCAGCGTCTTAATAATATAAATTTCCGTCCAGTTTTTAAATAATGCTCTACCGCTTTTTTATGCTTAACCTGATAAGACTTGCCGCCGCTTTTTTCTCCAAAAATTAGATTAAATAAAGCGTTTTTGCTGTCGATATTGTCAATGTTATAATGTATATTATCCTGTTTAATATTAATCACTCCTTTCATGTTTCACGTGAAACATTATTCTTTGAATTTTGCTCTTGTGCTACTGTCTCCGACTTTTTCGGCATATACTAAAGATTGAGATAAATTGTATGTCGCTGGCACAATACAACAACCGCTTTTTTCATTTACAATCATAGATACTCCGTTTTCATCTGTTAATTCAATCGGTTGCTGTTCTTCACAATAATATAACATGTTTTTGCCAGTGTCATTATAATCAAAAACTAAATCATCTTTAAAAGTACTGATATCATTTTTTAATGCAACAACTCCTCTCTTAGGCACACCACTGACAGTTATATGTAAATTGTGTTCATGTTTAAAACAATAATCTTTTTTAAAGCCGTACTTGTTTTCATATTGTCTATATGCATACTTTTTAGCACCTTGTGTAATAAATTCTTCATAATGTCCGTCTGTATCAAATACACCCAGCGGATGCTTAATTCCTTTTTTGTCAGCTGGCTGGTATTTTTCAATGTCAATCTCCAATTTTTCAGATACTTCATTTAATTTATTCATAACACTATTATTATAATCATCTATTACACTTTTATCATAACCTTGTATCACTTTAATTGAATCAGTATCACAATAAACCACATATTCATCTAGCTTTATAATGTTTTCTTCAAGGTTTCTTCTTGCGTATGCTGTCACCCAGCAACCCCACGCAAAACTCATAAAAGATTTTTTCTTTTCTTTCATCAGCAAGTCAAGAATTTCCTCATTGTCAAGTTTTCTATCATCTAACCAGTCATAGTCATTAGAATATCGAACTTCATCACGGATTGTATTAGTAACACTCATTCCGTATAGTGCATTGAATTTATTCTTTTCTTTTGCATACTCTAATTCTTTACCTGATACACCTTTATATTGTGTTTTTAATATATATTTATCCAATATAAAATTAATAAACAATTTTGGTAAGTATTTATATTGTGCATACCAGCATTCTTCTATATCGTAGCTGTTAAATGTATGCTGCTTAAGTATTAGTTTAAAATCAACGTCAGTTAGCGTTATTTCTAATTCATCAGCACGTACAATTCTACCGTTGTCATAAACAGCACCTTTTAAATAATGACATTTATTTTTAGAAATAAAATTATTAAAATACTTAGATTTAATATTATAAAATTTAACTTTAACTAAATATGCAAAACAATTCAACATTTGCTCCGCTGATTTGATTGTGCATGGCTTAAATTCTGTCATGGGATATTTTTCAGATACTAAAACGTATGGATATGATGAAGTAAAATCCCAGCTGTCGAGATTGTTCAAAATCTCATCTACATAAATCCAGTTAGCATGAGTATATCCACCAGCGAATGCATCACATAACATATTATAAACATGTGGGTTCGTATTTATAGCCTTATATACTGTGTATCTATACTTATAGTCATTCATTGTAAGTGTTTTCAATTCTCGTCTTACATGTCCAGTAGAAGTTAATGGAATATTCATTACACAATTATATTCTTCTAATTCTCTTCTAATGTAATAATATACAACAAGACAGTCATACTCACAATATCCTAACTCTTTTAATGTTAATACTGTATTACAATGTCTTATCTTATTATAATCTAAATCACCTACTTTCTTTTTAACTGGAAGATTAAATAGCTTTGGAAGTTCTGCAAGCGCTGCATTACTCATAAAATAGGTACATCTAAATTCTATGTTAAAATCGTCAAGTACGGCTTTCATGACTTTATGTTTTTTTCTTGCCATAACTTCTTTAAATCGAAAATGAGATTTTAAGAATTGAAACTCAAAAGAAAGATTATGAACGAAAACAACTTTGTTTTCATTGCAATTTTCTTCTATTCTATAAAGAAACTCAATAAAATCTTGCCATGTTCTACCAAAATATACTACGTCATTAACTCCAAACATCCATATATACATACATGATTGTTTTAGACTATTTTCTTTCATTTCATCAGTAAATTTAAGATATTCAAGATTATTGTATACACGATTATTGTAATAAAGATAAGAAGTTGTTTCAATGTCGAAAGAATATATTGTATTGTCACAAGTGTTCCTGCCCTTAGTGACTATTTCGCTTGTATGTCCGTTATATTCTTCCCACCATAACATATCAATATTGCACTCCTTTTAAATCTTTCATTCTCTTCAAATCTACTGTACCATTGACAACACCTTCAAAGACTTCTATTAAAGTAGATTTTAAATCAGCGTCATTGCCATAATCAATATAATCTTTAACTTGTCTTAAATATTCATCAACGCCTTGTTTTTTCTTGACACCTATTTCAATAGCCATTAGAACAATCATATATTTAACTTCATCAGACATATTATATTTATCAGTTTCAAAAAAATCAAAAATTCTTTGGGCTGTCTCTGGTTCAACATCAAAGGAAGAACCTATTCCAGTTTTTATCTTTTCAATATTTTCAGCAACTCCCTTTACAGTGCTAGTCTTACTTGATTTAAACTCTTTTAGTGCTTTTAACGTAGCTTTCATCTGTACAGTAGACAAGTTCTTATTAAATTTTACATAGCCTTTATCAGAAACAGTATTGATAGCGTCTATAGATAATTTATCAATCAAACGCTTTCCAGCCCAACATAATGTTCACCATAATGCCCTCGTAATCGTTGTAGCTTTGCATTAGCACTTTTGGCTTCTCTTACTAACTCTTTGTATATCTGTTCTTTACTTTCCATATACACCGCCTTTTTTTAAAAAAAAATGTTTCACGTGAAACATTGATATCACGTGAAACATTTCACTCCGACAATTATTCTAAGACTGGAACTGCCTTATAGCCAGTTCCCATTTTACATTTTACGGAATTAACTCTAAACTTAGATACTCCGTCAGCCATGTAATCAGATAATGTCTCATCAAAAAGAGTACAGCCACCACAATGAATAATCCCATATTCTTCTGTGTTGAAATAAGACATTTTAAACGTTTTTTCATCAGTTTCTATTGTTGCGTTTGCTGTTCCTGTTACTGTTATCGTCTGGTCTACTACTTCTGTTACAGACACGCTTGTGATATCTCCCTTGCTTGCCATTTTCTTGAATAAGTCATTGTCAAGTGTTCCTGATACCTCATTAATTGTTACTACATACTTCTTTGTTTTCTGTGCTGCCATTGTTTTAATCTCCTTTTTTTCATTCTTTGTGATATATTTTCTTGGCTTGCCAATGTGGTTTACGGCTCTCATACTCTATGTTATTATCTTACTAAATCCGTTCCACTCATCAGATACAAGGTTGCCGTCCTTGTATGACGCTGGTATGCCCAGCGTTTCGGCTATTAGTTTCTAAACATATCAACATGACTGTTGCAGAATGTTGCTGTTCTCGTCTGTCTCAAGTCCTATTTCTGTAGCGCTTTCTCCGGTTACAACCTCATATCCTTTTACCTTTTACTGCTCTTGCAGTTCCTTTCTTCAATCACTTTTTTGTTATTGCCTTTCGACAGTATTATAATATCATATCTTACAGCATAAATCTTGAACAAAGTGTAAACAATTTATGAACAAATTATGAACGTGTTAATACCAGGTATTACTCGAACATATGTTCTTGTGTATCTCGGCTATCGAACATACGTTCTTAATACTGGCAGCACTTGCCACTACACGCTTTGCGTTCTCGGCTTGGTGCGACTAATTGTGTAGTTGTCTAGATATGTATGCGACTAATTGTGTAGTTGTCTAGATATGTATGTGACTAATTGTGTAGTTGTGAC